GGGTCGGCGAAGGACTCGGAGATGGACTTGGTGATGGTGTTGGAGACGGGCTTGCCGTTGGATTAGGTGTTGGTTCAGGAGTTGGTGATGGGGTCGGTGAGGGTGAAGGTGAAGGTGATGGACTTGGACTCGGTGTTGGGGTTGGGGTTGCGGTCGGTCTTGGTGTTGGTAAAATTATTTCGTCATCAATAGAACATGAATCGTTATATAATAATACAATTGTTGCGGTATCAGGAACTGACACCCTAACACCGTTTGTACTTGTTAGGTCTGTATATGTTACTCCTGTCGCATTTTGTCCTGTCGATACCCTTGTGGCAATATTTGATGGACCTACTTGGTCATAGTATATGGTATATAAACTATGTGAGGTTCCTGATGTAATCTTTATGTCAAATATCCTTGCCATTATTAATAATATATACTTTTTATATCGTTTTTTAAATCGTTATACATCCGCAAAAAATTCTGTCGCTCCACCTTCGAATGTACAGTCACATAATATGTGTACATATTGTAATTCCGTCATTGTTGAGTTCCATTCTGTTATCACGAATACTGCGTTATTGTTTGTGTCTATAAATCTTATTCCTGTGTCAAATAGTTTATTAGTTCCATTTGGATTTAATGTTCCAACTGAGTGAGAAACTGAACTAACTTGAGTTCCGACAGGAGTTACGTGTTCACCAATACATGTTGATGATGATCCACCACTATACGTTCTGTAATAGATTGTACATGTTGTATTATCGTACCACCATTCTTTACCCGAAGTACTCACTCCTTGAGTTTCTGCACAATATCCACCCAAGTCATAAATACCCGATCCACTAATTGTCGATCCCGTACTTATGAAGATATTTTTATAAATCGCCGTACCACATTCAGGTGGACAATCCACTGATGTTGGTGATGGTGTTGGAGTAGGACTTGGCGATGCCGTAGGTGTTGGTGTCGCAATATCCACATCTACCCCAAAGTCACAATTAGGTGTTGGGGATGGTGTTGGGCTTGGGCTCGGTGATGGTGTAGGTGATGCCGTTGGGTTTGGAGTACTACTTGGCGACGGACTTGGACTTGGTGATGGTGTCGGTGCCGGTGTACTACTTGGTGAAGGACTTGGAGTTGGTGAATGACTTGGTGTTGGTGTTGGTGTCGCAATATCAGTATCCACCCCGAAATCACAATTAGGTGTTGGGCTCGGTGATGGGCTCGGACTTGGTGACGGTGTAGGTGATGGACTCGCAGTCGGGTTAGGTGTACTACTTGGTGTAGGACTTGGACTCGCAGTCGGGTTAGGTGTGCTACTTGGTGTAGGACTCGGCGATGGAGTCGGTGTAGGAGTCGCAATATCAGTATCTACTCCGAAATCACAGTTTGGTGTTGGTGAAGGACTTGGAGACGGTGATGGTGTCGGACTTGGTGATGGACTTGCCGTTGGATCAGGGGTACTACTTGGTGTAGGTGATGGGCTTGCAGTTGGGTTAGGTGTACTACTTGGTGTAGGACTCGGTGTAGGACTCGGCGATGGAGTCGGTGTAGGAGTCGCAATATCTATATCAACACCGAAATCACAGTTAGGCGTTATACTTGGTGTAGGACTCGGTGATGGTGATGGTGATGGGCTCGGAGTCGGTGATGGACTCGCAGTTGGGTTTGGTGTCGTACTTGGTGTAGGTGATGCCGTTGGATCAGGGGTACTACTTGGTGTAGGTGATGCCGTTGGTGCTGGTGTTGCACTTGGTGATGGTGTTGGTGTTGGTGTCGCAATATCAGTATCCACCCCGAAATCACAATTAGGTGTCGGAGATGGTGATGGACTCGCAGTCGGGTTAGGTGTACTACTTGGTGTAGGACTCGGCGATGGACTTGGAGTTGGAGATTGGCTTGGGGTTGGAGTTGGAGTTGCAATATTAACATCTACCCCGAAATCACAGTTAGGTGTTGGACTTGGACTTGGCGACGCAGTTGGGTTTGGAGTACTACTTGGTGTAGGACTCGGAGTCGCACTTGGTGACGGTGTAGGTGTAGGAGTTGCAATATCAGTGTCTACTCCGAAATCACAGTTAGGTGTTGGGCTCGGTGATGGTGTCGGTGATGCCGTTGGTTCTGCCGTAGCCGGTGGTGTTGCTGTTGGATTAGGTGTTGGTTCAGGAGTTGCGTTAGGTGTTGCTGTTGGTGTAGGGGTTGATATGTTTACATCAACTCCGAAGTCACAATCCGCAGTTGCTGATGGTGATGGGGTTGGAGTAGGACTTGCAGTTGTTGATGGTGTAGGGGTAGGAGTGCTACTTGGACTTGGTGTTGGTGTTGGAGTCGCAATATCAGTATCTACACCGAAATCACAATTAGGAGTACTACTTGGAGTAGGACTTGCAGTAGGTTCAGGTGTGTTACTTGGTGTTGGACTTGGTGTTGGGGATGGGGATGGTGTAGGTGTTGGTGTTGTAATAATAATATCTACCCCGAAGTCACAATTAGGTGTTGGAGTAGGACTTGCGGTTGTCGAAGGAGTTGGGGTAGGAGTCGCTGTAGTTGACGAAGTCGGTGTTGGTGTTGCAATATCAGTATCCACTCCGAAATCACAATCGGCTGTTGCTGAAGGTGACGGAGTTGGTGTAGGGCTCGCAGTTGTTGAAGGGGTTGGAGTTGGTGTTGCAATATCAGTATCTACTCCGAAGTCACAGTCCGCAGTTGCCGTTGGACTTGGTGTTGGAGTAGGACTACTACTTGGTGTAGGTGTAGGAGTTGCAATATCAGTATCTACACCGAAATCACAATCTGCGGTTGCCGATGGACTTGGTGTTGGTGTTGGACTTGCGGTAGTTGAAGGTGTAGGGGTTGGGGTTGATATGTTTGTATCTACTCCGAAATCACAATCTGCAGTTGCCGTTGGGGTTGGTGAATGACTTGGTGTAGGAGTTGGTGTTGCAATATCAGTATCTACTCCGAAGTCACAATCGGCAGTTGCTGAAGGTGACGGACTTGGTGTTGGTGTTGGAGTTGAACTTTCTGTTGGTGATGGTGATGGTGTAGGGGTCTCAATATCGGTATCAACTCCAAAATCACAATCGGCCGTTGCTGAAGGTGACGGAGTTGGAGTAGGATCTGCAGTTACACTTGGACTCGGAGTTGGAGTAGGATCTGCAGTTACACTTGGACTCGGAGTTGGAGTAGGATCTGCAGTTACACTTGGACTCGGAGTTGGAGTAGGAGTTGAACTTTCTGTTGGTGATGGTGTTGGTTCAAAATATTCTTCAAAATCACCGTCAATGTCACAATCCTGTGTTACTGTTGGGGTTGGAGTTGGTTCAGGAGTACTTGTGCCTGTTGGTTCAGGAGTACTACTTGCCGTTGGTTCAGGAGTACTTGTAGATGTTGGTTCAGGTGTACTACTTGCCGTTGGTTCAGGAGTACTTGTGCCTGTTGGTTCAGGTGTACTACTTGCCGTTGGTTCAGGTGTTTCTGTTGCGGTTGGTGCCGGTGTTGCCTCAGGTGTACTACTCGCAGTTGGTTCAGGTGTTTCTGTTGCGGTAGGTTCAGGTGTACTACTTGGGGTTGGGTTTGGTGTTGCATCAGGTGTACTACTTGGGGTTGGTGTAGGTTCAGGAGTACTACTCGGAGTAGGACTCTGAGTTGGGTATGGTGTCGGTGTTGGTGTGGATGTTGGTTCGGGCATTCTTGTCTGTCCAACACAATATCTACTAATCTCATATGTGATTGAACCGTCATTTACGATATCAATGATTTCATAACAATCATTGTTAACATATTGAATCACATTTGCACTTTGAGTGATTAATTGTATTTCAACAAAATCACCTATAGAGTAATTGGAATCGTATACCGCGTATTTTATATCACCTAAATTATAGTTACGTAATTTAAACGCGGTTATCTCATTACAATCTATGTCAAAGACAGGTCTTTCCAAGTCATTGATATGTGGTATATCCTTACAATCAAGTTCATCTTGGAAATACTGTTGTGTATTCAGATCTAAATTTTCAAACTTCTGTTCTGTGTGTTGTAATAAAATTAAATCTTCTCCATCACCGTTAAAGATAACAACAGTATCACATGGGAAATCCGTGTGTCCTGTCGGAGTATTTAATACAGTTACATTTAAATGATAATAAAGATCTCTACTACAATAGTCCAAATCCAATGAAGTAACCTCCACCGGAAATCCAAATTCATTAATTAAGTAATCACCATTCTCATAGTAATCCTCATCATAACTACAACATGGGTCTACACCTTCTTCAGGTCTAACTGTTAATTCTTCAGGATATTTCTCAATAAATTCAAAACGACCACTATCATTTGTTAATACCCTTACCTTACTATTGGGAAGGACACTGAATCTATTATTAATTCTATTAACCTTAATGGACCCCATACAATCTTTATTATCGACTAAGACTGTTTGGTACCACATAGAGAATCCATAACCCTCTATAGGTGAATCAAAGAAAGATTGTGAACCATATGGACAATCTTTGTAAGATGCCGATAGTAAGTGATCCCCAATTCTAATATCTTCTGAATTTATATATGTCGCATCCCCCGAATCAATGTGTGTTTGAATGACTCTCCAATCATCAGTTTCCCCAATGATAAGACCATCATTTAATTTTAAGACTTTAGTATTTTGTCTAATACCATAATCGAATGTTGGTCTGTATTGAACCTTAGGATGTAATGTGTATCCAAAGTAGTTATCACAATATGTTACTCCACTCTGAGATTCAATTGGGTTTTGATTTTCATTAGGTAAAAAAGAATCTATAGTGTAATTGAAATAATGACTCTTACCTGTGGGGTCCCACTCCATTTTTTGTTGGAGACCTTCTATCCTGATTTTTTGATCACAGTTCGCCGCATCAGTAATGATGACATCAAAAACGTCCGTCTCTTTAACATCTCTAATAACAAACGTACATGAATTTATACCGTTAGATACCGAACCTGAGGACCCACCCTCATCAAAGTCCGCACCCATAGCACATGGACCTAAGTATTCAACAGTGTATCCTGTGATGGCCTCATTGTACCCACCTACACAATTCAAGAATATATTTACCGGCCAATCGGTATTGTATGGTGGACAATCAGTACATGGGTCACCGTCATCTACAGTATCTTCATTTCCAAAAGTAATACCTGAAACTTCCAAGTAAATGTCAGAAGACAATGTACAATTATCTTCATCTTCAGGTAAAACATACATATCTCCTGTACCACGAACACTAACCTGTGGGTCACATTCGGTACTTCCTGTCAAATATGCCGATGACCAATAAAAATCAAACGTAGATGGATCGATACAATCGAAGTCAGTTTCTAAGTACTGATCACCATTGTATGGCCAATTAGGGTTTAAAGTGTAAAGTTGTACATCATATTTGTACGGTACTATCTTGATCTTTCTAACACCATCACTATCAGTGTATATTTCAAAACTTAGTATTGGTGCAATTTCATAATCATATTGCTCACTATTAGACGTTAATTCAGTATTGAAATTTGTGTCTGTTTCAGTATTTCCCGTTGAATATTCGAACCATCCCGCATGATGAGATATCGTATCATATCCCGTGTACTTGGTTCTCTTATAGAACATTTTATTGATTTGATTATCAATAATGTCTCTAAGTTCGTTCTCCCATAAACAATCAAGTATCTCTCTCTGTGGATTCAAGTGACACTTAAAATCACAAAGAAGTGGAAGGTGTCTCGTTTTATCAAACTGAACACCATTAAAATCAACCTCCTGTATTGAGGTACAATCCGATGTTATTTCAAATGGATCAAATAATCCCGCATGTGTGTACTGTTTTGTGATTTGATCACAAGTCATACCACTTTGTATGTTGATCGTTTCACCACTTAGGGTGATGGTATCATCACCGGTGAAAGTTAGTCCATTAAAATCGATGTGAAGGGTATAAGTGACCCCACTAATAATTGTTAAACCTCTGAAAACATCCTTATCACCAAGGATTAGTGTTTCTAAATCTTCTTCAATTGCCGTTTCGAATTCAGGAAAAACAACATCAGTGTACTCATTAATTCGACATGGTTTTTCATAGTCATATTTTGATCTACCAAATGCATGGTTTTCAATGACATTACCCCCTGTCCATAATGTGGTTGCGGGAACAAATTGTTCAATGATCTCAACCCAATGAGGACTAATTCTATTAATAAACTCGTTAATTGTTGGGTTACTGTATGGGTTAGGTACGGTTTCTAAATAACTTGAATAGATATCCTGTAATTGGATGTATGATTTTTGGAACCTAACCGTATGTGAGTTTCTTATTTGTTCATTTAAAACCTGATCTAAGAATTCCGCAAACGTAAAACCTGTTTGTGGGGGTATAGTATTGGTACCAAATGATACCTCTAACTCTCTCGATTGTCTATAAATGTCGTATTCAATACCCTGAGCGGAAGAAACATATATCTGTATGTTCTTTCTGTTGAGTGTTTGTGAATCTTCATCACCTAATAACTCCGCCTTTAGGTTATCAATTGTGTTATGCAATTCATAACCGTAATCAAGACCATAAAACTGTCTATGTAAATCAAAATAATCCTCACCGTAGGTAAAGTCTTTATTTTTGGTTTTAATAATCTTAGGATTTACCGTTAAATCTGAATTTTCCTCGTCTAATTCAAGACTTGACCTGTGTTCTAAAGTTTCTTCGTACCAACCCGCACCTTTTTGGAAGAACACATCATTATCTTCACTGATGATTGGTTGTACATCACCGAATTTGGTTGTCCCTGTTAAGACTATTGGATATTCATTAGTATTGTACGATGTTGTCCCCGAAGTGACCGAAACACCATATGTAAAACCTGTTGTACTTAACTCACCTATTGTAAATGTCTTAGTACCTTGTGTAAGGTCGTAGATATCACTATCAATGTCAATATCATTCTTTCTTACATCCTCAAATTTATAGGTGTGTTCGTTGATTTTAATCAACGGTTCAGGTGCACCAATAAATCTTAAAAAGAATTCTATTGCTTTCCTTGTACCTTTAGATTTATATATGTGGACAAGATTAATAACTAATCTTCTGTAGAACTCTATCTCCGCCTCAACGACGTTCATCCCAAGACTTACCCCATCAAATTGACTTTCAACTCTCGAATACAGGGTTTGTTCTAATCTTTTCTCATCAAAAAGGTTTACGTTATCTAAACCTAATGTGTTGGATAGATTCTTTAATAGGGTGTCAGGTATGTTATTGATTTTATCATAACTCACATTTCTCATGTAAGCTATGTTGTCAATAAATTTCTTTATACTATCAAACCCACCACCATAAATTTGGAATATGGACCCCATTCTTTGGTCCTCAGTATCAAATTCATTTAAAGATGCCGTGGTTAAGAACCTTGTGATGATATTGGATTTATATTGATCTACCTCATCACCTATTGTTTTTAGTTTATCGAGATATCCCGCATATTGAGTACCTGCAATCTTAATATTCCAACCGTCTTTAAAGATCGGCCAACTTACACGTGTTATTGTGGTTTCTGTTTTTGACCCGTCTAAACTATCTTGTGGTAATTTAAATTCGATTGTGTATTTAGGGGTACTCTCTCTATCTATAATGAGTGATTCTAAATCATCTAAACCCCCGTAGAATTCCTCCACAATTGAATCAATAGGTCTTACTAAATAACTTTGATCGTATGTTGACCCCGTAAAGGGTTTACCTTTAACTGTTAAGGTTATTAAACCATCATTACCCGCTTTTTGGTAATTGATGATATCGAATGTCTTACCCTCAACTGATAAGGTGTATTTTTTATATTTTGAAAAGAAGTTTCTAAACTCATTTATGACCTCGGGTTGTGTATTACTTTGAGGTTTATCAAGTACAATATCCAACGGATTGAATATTTTCGACTTCTCTAATTTAAAGGTTGTGATGTGACTACCTGAATTGTAGTTAATATTCTCAGCGGTGTATTGTGAGAATGATACGGGAGTATCTGCATCAATGTAGAATCCCGCAGGAAACTTCTCAATGATTCTTTTAACCGACGCAGAAAGTCTTTTACTTAATGACCCATATAAAGTTTTGTTACCTCCGTCTTTATTGGATCTGAAAGTTACCTTCTTGTCTTTTGTTTTTTGTGATGTTGATGATTGTGTTTGTGGGGCTTCTGTTTCCTGATTTAAATCATCTAATGTTAAAAATTCAGAGAACGGAAGACTCTTAAAACTTTTATTATCTCTCTCAGGAATGGATTTTTCTACAGAAAAGTTAGTGGCAGTAAGTTGTGACGACCCATCGGTAATTTGATTACCGACCAAGTTGTCGTTAAAGGTTTCCCTTCCACTTGCTACCTGACTTGGAACTTTTCTTTTCGCCATTATTCTGTGATGTCATCAAAGTTTTTAGTTTCATCAATTTCGTCCCTTTCTTCCCTCACCTCGAACAGTGTCTCGTTGAACTCATCTCTCACTTCAAACAGGTTGAATTGTTTGTAAATGTTGTTTTCCGCATCGTAAATTGTGTAGATACCGTCAGAAATAGATTTCGTTTGGTTTCCATAGAATGCGTGTGCTAAGGTTGACTCGTCGTGTTCAACCATTTCAACCTCGATCGTGGTTGGGTTAAAAAATGTATTTGATAGAATGATATTTTGTGACGGTTCACCAATAAATGGTACTGTGTTAGGTCTACTCGAAGGTGCCGAAGATGGTGTTACCGTCAAAAACAAAAGGTTTGTTGATTGATCGGTGTATTGGTATCTAATTGCCTTTTGAGTAGTACTCGTTAGATTCGATGTGATCGGAGTACAGTAAAATGAGGAAGTAACCACCCTATAAAAATTAGGTATTTTACTACCATCACTGTTTAAATACTCAATTCTATACCCTACTAAACCTTGGGGTGTGAATTTATTTCTGTCATCAGACGGTACATTACTTAAATCGATAATAATACCTCTCACTGATGGTAAAGACGCAAGAACACCACAATCTGTTATAGATGTTCTAATTTGTTTTGGTCTTAGATGTAATGTGTAAACACCCAACTCATCAAAATCGGACGAGTCTAATTTTAAATTGTACATTCCACCTAAAATTTCAGTGTCGACGGCATCAGTAGCATCTGTCGTATCTGAATTGTGAAAGACAGGTGTTAATACATCTTCTGAGTCTAATTTTTTAAGAAGGACAGGTGCCGTAGCAGTTCTTCCCGAAACGTAATGGTAGAAAATTTCTACATCCGCGGGTGATACATCTGCCGGTCTAACTGTCCCGTAACTACCTACTGCCATAATCTTTTAATTAATAAATATTATTCTATTGTTTTTTAACTTGAAAAAATCCATTACCGTAGATATCTATTTCGCCTACGTTGTCTATTTCTCCAAGTCTCAAATTCATTTCTAATACCCCTTGTTTTCCTCTTTCCACAAATACATCGGAGTAAATGTCAGGTTCGTCTATAAAACCAATAAAATGTTCGTTCCTCGTTAACATCTCATTGAAGACCTCTTCCTTGTAAAAATTGGTGGTGGAACCTGTAATAGTCGTTGCTCCATTATTGTAATCCCTATAGGTTAAATTATCAATGGTGTATTCTGTATATGTACCCACAGAGTCAGATCCTAATGTTGTGCCTTGATATGTATTTTCACCATATCTCTTTAATTCACTTAACCTACTTCTTCCCATAGCCGCAAAGTATATTGTTGCATCCGCATCATTATCAGTCACATCAAGGTCATTGATGTAATTCTGTGATGTGGTTATATTGGTATAGGGAATGGTAAAAGGACCAAACGTACCGTCTTGGTTAGTGACTGTTGTATTCTCAGGAACTGTAATTTTTTTAGATATTTTTCTCTGAGTCCAACTATTTTCTAATTCAATACTTACCTCGTAAGTTCCTGCAGATGGAAAAGTGTGTTGTACATATGAAAGGTTAGTACCTGTACTTACTCCAATTGTCTGTGTGTTTCCGTCACCCCAATTAATCGTGAAATTTTCATTTCTGATTATTTTTAGTTTATCTCTATTAACAGTATTGTAAAATCTAATAGTATTACCTCCTGTATGTTGGTAGTGGAAATTGGTTATCTGTTCAACTTGTTCGATATCACCATCAAAACCAACCATACCACCCATTTCATAGGCCGTAGAACTTAAATAAACAGGTAAATTATATGTTGTACCTGTGGTTGTTTTTAATATTTTATGGTAATTCTTTTTCATTTTATTGATTACTTACTGAGGTTGAAATGACTCCAAAGGAATTAGAACCGCTTATTGTTAATATTGATGTTATAGTGTATGTATATGTCCCCGTTGGAACCGTAAGTGTTGATGGTAGACTTGTTGAACTCTGATTACCTGAAACTGTCTGCGTCGATATACTACCAACACCATTTACCGAAATGGATCCATACCCTATATTGTCAAAACCCGTTTGATGGGTTACGGTAATATATAGGTTAGCAGGACCGTTAGTAACTGTCAACGTTCCCGTGGTTGTTCCTGTAGATGGATTATCGCCGGGAAGTACCTCACTATGATTCATTGAACTACCATTACTCCATGAAAGAGTCGTAGTTGTTGTAGAAGGTGTGGGGGTTAACACTACAGTAGATGATGGGGTGGGGGTTGGTGTGAGGACTGTTGTTGATGACGGGGTTGGTGTTGGGGTATTACCACTTCCAGCATTACCACCTATTTCATAAAATTTAATTGGATCGGAACTCTCTCCTCTTCTATTACCCCTTACAGTTCCCGTACTATCATAATCCCTAACTTCATAGTGATATGTTGGGGCATCATCCCTATTCATCTCTACTAAGAAATACATATCGTCTTCTTCGACGAATGTAGTTGAATCCGATACTTGTTTATTCGCAAATTGTATTTTACTACCATCAACCGCATTATAGAACTTAGCGGTCATATAAAAAGTGGTCCCTGTTAGTGTAGTTTCTTCCAATACGGTGTCGTCATGAAACCAAAAAAGATACATATTCTCTTTGTTTCTAATACTCGACCCCACAAAAACGGGCACATACAGTTTTTCTAATTTTCCCGTTATCAAAACCCTCTCCCCAACAGGAGCAGATAAGTTCTTTGCAAAAACTAACCTCCTATTCGACCTGTTTGGTGGTTCGTTGTTTGGTGTTTTATAAAATTCTAACCTGAAGAAACTATTCTTTAAATCAGAAAGCAACTTATTTGTTTGGGATATACCAACAGATTTATAGTCTAAAGTGTAGTTTCCCGATTCATTAATAAAATAAAAATGGAACCATATATCTGTTTGGTCGATACCGTTAGATGATACATATGGTTTATGTATGTACCTATTAGTTTCATAGTTCTCAATAGGATTTATAATTGATTCTAATATTTCATCTTCGTAAACTTGGAAACTTTCCTCCCAACCCAAATCAGTTCTAAATGTCTGATTGTTATTTAGTATTAGATTGTTTCCCTCCGAATTAAACCTTAATTTCATTTAACATATAGAATCATTTTCTTCTGTGAAATTTTTGATACCGTCAGTTTTGTTCATGAAGGTTTCTTCATTTCTTAAATAGAAGTTTATGTCATTCTTGACGTAGTGTTGTCCGTTCGTAAAAGGATGGTTAGTCCCGTAACCATCGGGATCTATGTAACCATGGTCGTATAAATCTCTCCATTTCCATAAACCAATACTTTCATCGTATATGGTGTTTTCAGGTAGGTTCAATATATCATCAGTATCTGATGTTTCAATGTATGGTGACAACTCCCTTAACTTAACTCTATGGTGTGGTTGATAAAACAAACCTTTAGGGTTTGTAGTTTTTGACCCATCATTTGGGCTAATTTGATCATGATCAAATATGATGGGGTTCATTGTGAATTTATGTAGTGATTCCGAAAGAATTGTTTCTTTAAAATCAGATTTATTATATTCCACAAACGCACCGACCATAGTGTCATCAACTTGAAGTCCTGTGCCCTGAGTAAATGTTACCCCATTGTTTTGGAATGTTGTTGATGGTAGTCCCGTATTTGAAGATGTGAATGAGGTGTCAAATTGGTCATCCACCCAAGTATTATGAAAATTAAACTTCCACCCTAATCTTGGTGGGTAATTAAAATATCCATTACCATTTTTAAGAACCGTTGTTACATATAAATCAGTTACGGTATACCCTAAATTATTTATTAATCCTGTAATATCCACTTCATCCTTAAAATGATAGAGAACGGTTTCGGGTCTGTTTTGGACCGTATAAATATTATTTCTATTATCTGCGGTTTCGAATTGTAACTTCCTTTCTATCTCAAAGATAGGTGTTTCAAAACCCGTTCTATCAACGATACACCCATCTGAATCAGTTAATATTTTATGTTTGTGGACATAATATTGTGAGGTGGTTTCCGATATATTTTCTTTGTCTAAACACCTTTTACCAAAAACAACCCCATTAATGGATTGTGACGATGTAAAGGATGATTTTTGTACGTTTATTACATATTTTTCGGAATCATATATTTCATTCCCAACGGAAGAGATAGGAAAAATCCTACTCGATTCATTCCCACTGTTAATACTTGTTCCTGATAATACCACATATTCGCCCTGAGACATATTATGTGGGATAGGACTTACCAATTCATAATGGTTGGAATAGTCATTAACCCTAAATGGTACCCCATTTGACGATGTAAAATCATATACTGTTGATCCCGATAACGTATATCTCATTGGGTAATTATCGTCTTGATCATACACATATGACAAGTGGAAATTCCAATTTGTTGAGGCTATATCTATCTCATTTATTCCCCTGTGTGATGTATCACCCGCAATCGTTATGTTTGGGTTATAGTCCCCTACGGTAGATCCTGTTGGATTACTCACCTCTCTCAGATAATCATTTCTTATGAACGCAAATTCGTTGTAGGGTAAGTACCCGGTAAAGTCACCATCAAGTCCATCCCCAATAACATATAGGTTATTTTTTAATGGGTCATATGTTGTAGTACCACTGTACGTATTTCTAAAAACCATGTTAGTTTTACCATAAATCCTATACTTTGTACTTTGGTTTCTTTCTTTTCTATACAACTCGGCAATGTCAAGTATAATAGTTCTATCACCTTCCCTTAATAATTCCTCGTCTCTTTCAAACCCAACTCTAACCTGTAAATCCTCAGACTCCGATTTAGCGTGTCTTTTTTCAGGATGTAAAATCTTCTTATTTATCATAATGGACCAAAGTTTTTAACGAATTTATTCCAAGATGATTTACCTGTTCTCAAACCAAAATAGAAGAAGAATGGTCCCCCAATTGGGATTTCAGTTGCCGAGTAATTATCGTCGTCACAATCTCTAAGTGGTGGTAAAATACTCCCATCATAATAATGACTATTTATGTTATCGGTTGGGTCGCCCCCCGCATCGCCATATGGGTCGTTCTCCATTAATCCCGAATAAACCCAACCTCCTTGGTATTTGGTGGTATGTATCGTTCCTAAACTCCACTCTTGTTTTTCGGAATTACCACCGTTGGACCCGAATCCGTCACCTCTTTTGTTCCATTTATAATAGGGAACTTCTTGGGCGGTCTCTGTAAGGTTACCCGCGGCATTTATACATAACCTAAGTAGTGTTCCGTCTTTTTCAACAATTTCAGTATCTTCATCATCTTCCGAAAATACGAAGTCAATACCCACAGGACCGTACCCATCGTATAGTGTCTGTCCTGACACATAATATGGACTCTCATCGTCTTCGTCATTATACCCATATATCCCTACCTGAGAATTAAAATTAAGTAGTTGGGCAATATCACCATCAATCTTACCACCACCTCTTCTATCAAACAAGTCTTGGACATTTAGTCTCCCTTGTTCTTTAACTTCTTTAGAGGCAATAATATACTCCATAAGGTCGTTTATGTCTTGGTAAGATGTCGATCCAATACTTTTAGATACAGAACAATTAACATCTAATTCAGGATCAACACATATTTCATTTATGAACATATTTCTTGGTCCCAAATCCATTATAGTAGTGGGGAATAGTATTTCCCCGTACCCACTTTCACCAATTTCACCAATAAAATTACCGTTATGATAGGGTGTAGATCTATAGTAGTAATGTACTCCATTATCATCTTCGTTTCTGTAAATTAAATCTTTACAGTATCTTGCGGAATCACCCCCTCTCCTCCTTCTAAATTGGAAGAAATATAATGATCCATTTAACCAACTGTTACCAAAACTATATGATGTGATTCCTGCACACATCAACGTACCAAGTAGTTTTCTTCTTGAATAATTTTTAATTAGTTTCGAATTTTTTCCCGCAGCAGCAACAAGTGCGTATTGTCCGTCCGCAAATTCAGAATACCCTGAAGCAGTTGCGTCTCGATCTTCTACAGGTAATCCCACTATACTTCCCCAACCTTGTTTTAAGGCAAGTCTTCTCGGCCAACGTTCACCCACCCAATTATTGTCAAGATAGTCGTTCTCGGCAGATTTACTGAATGTTGCTACAATATCGGGTATCGGTGGTGGCGTATCACAAGGGTCCTCGTTTCCATCATAAAAAATATCGGGATATGGGTCGTCCTGACCGGGGTTTTCCTTAAAATAATCATACGTTTTGCTACCATTATCATTAAGATATGCCCTTAAAGACATATCGTTATCGGCATCGTATATTGTATCATATTTTTCACATCCACTCTCCACGGGAGTATTTACTCCCGATGATATTTCTGTTAATTCAGAAATAAAATAAACTTCCTTTATGACGATATTTCCTGCCCCCTGAAGTGCTGTCCCACTAACAGACGTAGGTTTAGGGTCCTGAGATGATAAATTATTTGCGTCGTAAACATCGTAATGTATATCATCCGCAAAATCAATAAATGTGTTTGTTGTACCTTCGGGTGGATACGAACTTGCATACCCTATAAACCGATATTTATATTCCTCGGGGATTCCAACCACCATTATATCGGTAAGACTTGTAGCAGGGGCCCCACCCTGTGGACCATCGAGGGCAGTGAAGTCACCATTATCAATATTTTCCTGTGTTGCGGTAACCTCCTGAACACCCGCAACTATTACATACTTTATAACATAATTTTTTGTGTTTGTTAATCCGGGTATATTAATCGTAATGGTATTTGGTGGTGGGTCTGAAACAGTAGAGTTTGGGTCGTAGTCATGAACACAACTAAGTGATGTTGTAATTGGACTTAATGGTGTGTTATTTAAAGGATGATTACCATTAACATAATCTTCCTCATCTCCTTCACTAATGGTGACGTATTCATACGTATTCTCCTGACCTCCTTGGGATTGTTCATTAGTGCCCGGATCTGTATTACATTCATAACAATCGGGATAATTAACTAAACCCAATCTTCTTAAAGTTGTGATTTGTATTTTTTTTGCGGTTTTAGCTAATCTCGTAGCGGGTGTCTCAAAAAACCTCCAAGTCTTATTAATTGGCCAACCAATAGATAATTTAAATCCATATAATATTTCTGATAAATCAAATAAGAACTCGACAATGAAATCTAAGGCAAACTGAGTAACTAATAGATAGATTCTTTCTAAAAAATTCAGAATAATAATGATTAAAAATTTAAACTTAAAATTACTAACCGCATCATTTATAGGGAAATATTCGTTATTGTTTGCACAGTCCTCCTCAAGTGATGGTTGTATCTCTTTAATCCCAATAAAAGATTCATTTTTATCTTTAGTAAATAAAGAGAATGTTTTCTCCCACCAACCCTTATTATAATATTGATTTATGAAGGAGGATACCGTATATACTCTATTATATCTAAATGAATAAAAGTAATCATTGGAAAATCCGTTATTGTTTATTCCGGTAATATCATCTATTGCTTCTATTGGGTAGTCGTCTAAATTTGTTGAGAACGCATATGATTTGGGGTTCGTGTAAAGAAAGGGAACTGTCCCAAGTTGGTGTTCCTTTATTTGAGGTACTAAGTACTTTCCTCTATATTGTTTTCTTGCTCCATTATCATTTTGTAAGGATAATCTAAATCTATACGTACCTCTTGTTGGTATCCCCCTCTGTGTATTCTTGGTTTCGACTAATTCACCAAATTCATTGGTTACATAATATCCCATATTCATGGGTACCCTAAAAAAGAAATTACCATTCTCGTTAATTTGCGAGTCTAACTGAATTGCCTCAAGTATCGGTCTGTTGTAATTAGGTGTCCCATCCACATCGTCTTCGTATAAACCGGTAAACCTAATTGCCTCAATATCACCCTCCCCCGTAATTAGACTACATTTCTCGCCCATTTGATTGTCAACATTACATCTGACTCTTACAGAATCTTTGCCCGAATCAGTAAATGTTCCACCCATCATTATAGAATAGGGTTCAATACGTATACCCTGTTCGGTAAGGTCGTAGTCCGTTCTTGTAATACCAATTTCACATAAATCCTCATTACCCCAAAAAGGATAAACCTCCACACTTTCTTCGAAAGTTATTGTTTGAGGTAGTCCGGCAATATCAGAATCAGATCTAAATGTGTAATTATTTTCAAACTTTTCCTCTGATACACCTTCGTAGATGAAATCATATGGAACTAAAGATTGACATCCCATGTCCGATAAATCCACATCGACGTGTATAGTCTGAGTCCCTACAGGAACTCCCCATATCATGAAGTCACCAGCATCATTAGTCTTTACTGTGTATTTGTAATATTTTTCATAAACATATAACACCTCTTCTCTCGTAAGAATATCTTCTTGGTCAGGAAAGGTACCTGTTGGTGTGTGTCCTGTATGTTGTTTTCTCTTGGGGAATAAATTGTATTTGTACCCTTCCTCAGACATATCCTGAGTACTTTTATATGGGTATAGTTTAGACACCACGGGGTCTTCTTCATCAACATCATCTAAAGGAATGAAAATGGAAACCCTTGCATTTGCGACACCGTACCCCTGATTTGCGGTAATCCTACCACAAACGACACCATAATCCGCACATAAAGACGTGTATATATCTTTTTGTGTGAATTTAAGTGACAAGATCTCTAAAAGATCATAATCCTGTTTTAGTTCAACAGTTAATCTTTGATCCTTACCAATTTCTGTACGTATTCGGTGTCTCTGCATCATATCATATAAATAGATTGGAACCTATTTTCCCTTAATTAATAATAATACAGAAAAGAAAAATTAAAATGTAGTGGAACCGAGAGTTTTGACTCTAATTTTTATGTCTTTATTCGGAAATCTTACTTGGTAGATTTGATTACTCTTCATAAAAATTGTAGAGTCGGATTGTGAAATCTCTTTTGTGTCCTCATCATTATACCCTTGTGACACTTCTGCTGAAGAATATTCACCCCCTGTTTTACCATAAACTCTAAGATCAACTACGTTAACAACCCCTGTTATCTCGGAAATTGTTTTTTGTAACTCACCAACAAATAGTGGGTCACCCATTTTTCTTTTGTCTATTGAGAAGTGTTCCGATGCTGATGATATTACATCTTTTAAAATGTCTGTTTGGTTGTTGTTCTTGTCAACTAATAAGTCTATTTCTAACCCTAAATCAATTACCTCACCACTTACGATATCGATATAATCATTTATCATTCTATAATTGGTTAGGTACCTAAGAATGTTATTCTTTAGTGTGTTAGATACAGTATCAGTTAAATTACCCGAATCATCGTATGATAATAACTTAATTCTAATCTTATTATCTTCCTCCATTACGTTAACCTTCGCAGGTGCACCATATGTAGATGGCATTGTCTCAATTAACGTTTTATAATCGTTAAGTGTAACCGCTCTATTTTGTGCTGCGAAATTATAACCAACCATGTTTCTTATTTCTTCTATTGTTGGTTGATCTGCACCACCCACTGCCGGTGTGACATTAGTCACATTCAATGATTGGATAACCTGATTATTTACGTTAGTTAGTGGTCCTGTGACGTTGAATTCAACATTATCCACACTTGTAACAACATTTACTCCTAAATTGGTATTCTTACCTCCACCAACTCTATATTTTACGAATAGTGTTGAGTTAGTTTTAGGTGTTGCCCCTAATGATAGGTTATTTAAGTATGTTGCCAAATTAACTTTAAGACTACCATCATTAAATGAATCTAAGTTATCTAACGGGTCTACACTACCCGACCCAAACGTTACTGACATATACCCCTCAGGAGTATATTCAGTTATGAATTTATTTGTAACTCTTTTGTAATCTCCCGCAGTAAAATTAGATGTGTCTGAAGATGATGTTTTATTAGGAAGGAATACTTTATCTTCCATTAAACTCTTCACCTCATA